ATATTGTATACGTTTTTCGTTTGTTGTCAAGTACTTTAATTCACTTTGGTAATCTGTGTATGTAACTTGATCATTTAACTGAATAACGTTTACATGACACTTAGAAAGCACACCTTTGTCTTGTAGTTCTTTTGCTGAGATTTGTCCGACTACTGGTCCTAAGCTTGCATGTAAGCTTTCAAATTCAAACGGTTCTTTTGGTACTGTTCCAGTTAGCCCCCAACGTATAGGCGCAAACCTAAGATTACGGGTAAGTAGATCTTTAAGAACGGGTGCTTTTGCTTGATGTACTTCGTCGATAATTACACAAGCAATGTCTTCTAAAAATTCATCAAGCGATAAAGTTGACTTACCTTCTTTATATTTTTTATCAAGTGTATTCAAACTCTGCCAAGTACAAATAGTGTGAGTCTTATCTAAATCTTTTCTATCGCCGAAGTATACGCCAACGTCGAGCCCGCAATTTACATAATCGTCTTCAGTCTGTACTACAAGACTTTTGTTAGGTACAATTACAATACTGCGTCCGTACTTTTCGCTCATATGCGATAGTGTAGCTGTTGTAATTGTCTTGCCTGCACCTGTAGCAATTTGCTGAAGGCTTTGGGGATGTTTTACAAAGTTATTAATAGCGTCAATTTGATAGTCACGCAGAATAATTTCTTCGCCCTCGGCTGGATGCCCTTTAGGCCAACGTACACCTTGATCGGCCCAATAGCGTTCTGTAATTGGTTCAAAGTTAAGATCAATTGCTTGACGTCGATCTTCTATTTCTGTAATAGTAACTCGATTATCTTCAAGTATCTTAGCAATGGTATCTAAATGATTTACATATCCAGTTCCGCCGATACCAAAAAATGCTACTTTACCGTCCCAGCGTCCTAGTTTATATTGCGGTCGATGTCTAGCTGTCGGATCTTCGAACTTAAGAGCATTTGCTAGTTTGCGACGAATGCCAACATCAAGTCCTTCAAGCTTAATATTAACTTCGTCTTGTATTATAAGTTTACAGGTTGGCATTTAGCCTCTCCATTGTGAAAGTGGAAATTGGTTGGTATTATAGAAAATTATCAAATCTGCATTTGTAAATCGTTTAGCAATCTGGGGAGTATTGTGATTTATTGCTAATGCTACTTCACTTGTATAATCAATCCATTGTAATTTATTAGTATTGTGATATCCAATTTTGCCCTTGAAAGTTTGATAAAAATCACCCATTGCCGAAGCTTCTTGTTTTTTTAAATCCTCGTTGTCATAAAGACCACTGATTGATATTATATCGTTTGAAACTATTGTTACATGCATTCTATTTAATTCGTGCAACGCTCTACTTATATCACTTACTGATACTTCATCTTCTGTAAAACAAACTACGTTGTCCTTGCGATTAATAATCTTTTTTAAAGGTGCTGGCAAGAACTCTAAATCATAATTGTCAAAGTGTTCTAAGCCACATTTGCCTTTTCTATCTAAGTAGATATGAATATTTTCCCACGATGGCTTTCCATACTTTTCATAGTACATGTCTTTTGCAGCATTGGGTATATTTTTAATCTCCCAATCGTATATTCCTGGTATATGTTGTTCAGGATTTTGATAGAATTCTTTTAGCTGCTGATATCGCTTCATTAACACCGGATCAATCTCAAACTCAAATTGTTCTAAGTGATTTATTATCGTATAACAACTTTTATCTGTAAATTTATATGTCTTAGTATTGTTTCTCTTATCTTGAATAAGAAAATCTTTTTTTACTGATTCTAAAAAATGTATAAATTTTTTGTTAAAAACAAATCGTACAACGATGTGATTATCTATCATACGAATCCATTTTGACCTATCTATTGATCGTATAGGATGCTTTACTTCTAAACCACTAGCCGGCAAGTCATCAAGACCTTCAAGTAAAAAATCTCTATAGTCTTCAATTTTTATCAGAACCAAATCATACTGTCGGTCAGTTAATGATAATTTCTTTTTAGTAACCTGCTTGTGCATACTTTTAAAAAGTTCAAGATCAGATTCTTTTATATCTTGTTTAAATTTTTCTTCAGTAGCAGCTTTTTCGATAATGTCTTCTAAATAATACATTATTACATTTTAGTTTTATTTAGGTAATCTGTCAAGTAGATTATCGGTATACCTTCTTGTATTTCTGTAATATCGTGTTCGACATGCGCATAGTCATTTAGCCATTGTGTTCTATCAGGCTTTAAAGGATGCTCAATTGTACTGTAATCGTGATTGCCTACATCATACGCTAAACTGCTTGGGCCTACAAATACCGGTATACCTTCCATTGCTGCTTCTATAGCAGGATTGCTTGACCAATTTACTACTGCCCATGATTGCTTACAGTTAAAATCAAAGTCATCATAGGTGCCGTTTATCTTTTGCGGATCTTGTACTTGTACATTTTTAAATTCAAATTGCAAACCTGTAAGTCTGCATCTAGGGTGAGATCTAACTGTTATCTTTCTATCAGTATGAGACCTTAGTTCTTCAATAGTGTTGTATACCCAAGTAGACATACTTGGCATGTTACGCCATTGCTCACTTTTGTCATGCTGGGTTACAAGTAAAATATCACCTTCTTGATTGTCTTTCCATTGCTTGGCTCTTAAATCTAATATGTGTTTTCTTGCTCCATCGAAGCCAGTAGGAGCAAAGTATGCATCTCGATTTACGCCGTTTACGCCGACTTTCCAATAAGTGCCACGCTTTATATTGCCTACTTCAATTACAACTACTGGTTTATTTTGTGCTCGAGCTTTATCCCAAATCTCTCGATTCTTTGCCATACGTCCGTGCCAAAGTACACTCCAGATCACATCAATGCCATCAGTACTGTTGTGCACTACGTCATGACCTAGTTTTCTAGCACCTATTTCAAATGCTTTAAACACAGGAGCACTATTCATTGCTCCATTATTTGTCCATAAATTAAATTTCATAGTTAAATACCTTATGCAATTTAAAGATATAAAAGTAGTTACCACTTTTCACAAGCCTGGCTTAGATTTGTACGGGCAAAAGTTTATCACCAGTTTTGAAGAGAATGTCGACAAGCGCATACAACTTTATGTATATGCAGAAGACTGCTCTCCGGTTGTAAAAGATCCAACACAGGTATTAGTATTTAATGCAAAAGAAGCATTACCTAAACTAAATGCGTTTAAAGAAAAATGGGGTAATGTACCTAAAGCAAATGGCATACCTCCCGAAGATATAAAAGCTAGAAGACCTAGAGATCATCATAAAGCATTTAAATGGGATGCTGTGCGGTTTGCGAATAAAGTCTACGCAGTTTTTGATGCCTGCGAAAAATCATATGATTGGTGTGTATGGATGGATGCAGACACTGTGGTTCATTCCAAATGGTCATATGAACAATTCAAAAACTTATTACCTGAGGATAAATGGTTGACATATGTAGGCAGAGGTAAAGGTTCACAAACATGGCCAGAGTGTGGATTTTACGGAATGAATCTAAATGACAAAACCTGTCAAAAGTTTTTGAAAGAGTTTGAACGTGTCTACGAAGACGCTGAGGCTGGTATTTTTAAATTAGAAGAATGGCACGACAGTTTTGTGTTTGGTGATTTATTAAACAAAATCAAAGAACGTGATCCTAATGTTTTAGACTACAGTGCTGAAATGTATTTGAAAGAAGCCAAGACGGGAGGCGGGGGACATCCTCTTATCAATACTGTGTTAGGTACTTGGATAGATCACATGAAGGGTGATAGAAAAAATACAGGTAAAAGTTTAGCAAAAGATTTAATGGTACAACGTAATGAACAATACTGGAAGTAATCTTTAACAAATATATTTTCTTAAGTGCCGCCAGGCTTCGCCGCTTCTCATTTCAGCTGGGGTCCACTGTGTATATGCAATGTCATTGCACCATTGTGTAATGTCAACATCATAGTTTATATTTTCTATTTTACTTAATTTTTTGTGAGCAATAGGCCATACCATACTTCCGTCATCCATTGCAAATACCGGAATACCTTCGCATACTGCTTCTATTGCACTAAGACTATTGTATGTTACTACACAGTAGGCTTGTTTTAAATCTTCATCTAGGCCTGTGCCTCCTTGCTGGCCGCCGAGTGTAACATTTTCGCTTACTGTTATATTATGTCCTACAACTGTCTGTGATCTTATGGCTCCTCTTGTATTCCTTGGGTGCGGTCTTATGACTATAGGCCTATCTGTGTGCTTTCTTATTTCATTTACAATTTGTTGTGTCCATTCAGTAAAACTTTTATATCCTTTTTCATATAAACTAGTAAGACTGCTATCGCCTTTTTTCTGTTCCATTATTATAATTTTGTCGCCTATACTTTTCCATGGCTTTATTTTACAACCTGTATTTTTAACAAATGCATTCCATCTATCAGGAGGAGAGTTTTTATTTAAAAAAATTCCCTCAGTCCATTTGTAGCTGTACCAGCCTAACCTATTGTACATTTTAAACCATTTCCTAAAATTTGCACTTTCGTTCACTAGGAATGGTTTCTGACTATCTAAAATAAATTTATAGGAATTACTTTTTTTTGGCGTGCTAAATTTATGTTTATACATGTTCGTTTGAATAAACACATCAGATTTTTTTGCCTCAGGTGAGTTGTAATCAACTAGATGGTGATATGTATCGCCGCACGCTTCTATACCTAAGCCTATAATTTTAGTTTTAGCTCCAGTTGCGCCTTTTATAGATGCAACTGTTATCAACAGTATGTCCTCATATGCGACCAAGCTTTTCCGTTTTCTAATTCTTCAAAATTCCAATGACACATTGAAAGCTTTTGCAGCCAAGGAAGTCTATCAAATGTATCAAATGATTCTATTTTACTTATGTCTACATTTGCAACTTCAGCAGCTTGACAATCTTGATTATCATCAGCGTAAATTGGCACACCTTCGATGGCACTAGCAACTGCTGGAGAACTATTGTAAACGATAGTACAGTGAGCATTTTTTAAGTCTTGAGTAAGAGATCTATTTTTAAAATCGGATACAGTTACGTTTTTACATTTTTTAAATCTGTATAATTTTTGATTAGGGTCTAAGTAAATATTAGCTTGTCTATCACCAGGATGTCCTCTTAGCACAATCGGACGATCTGAATATTTTCTAATTCGCGAAATCATGTTTAACGCCCAATCTTGATTGTTTTGTCCTTTCATAGACCAACCGCCGTTGCGTTGCATGCAAATAAGAATATGATTACCAGATTTTCTCCATGGTTTAATTTTTAAATTTAAATCTCGACTTATTTTATTCCATCTAGACGGATCAACTGTATTATTAAAATAATTTCCTGTAGTAGGGAATACGCCGTCTAAGCTATATCTTAAATAATGGCCCGGGTTTGTTTTATCAACATATAAGAATAAATTACTATCTACTAAAATTGTATGCTTGTTATTTTTCTTTTGTTGATCTATAACTTTCTTACGCATTTGCAAATGCGGAGAAGCAGGTGAATCTTGATGAACATAGCCTTGTACAACAGCTACATCACTCGGCATATAATCGCCTGTGTGTAGAATGCCTTGGTCGCCTGTTACATTTACACCTTTAATAAAATTTTCTAATATCTTAGGTTTTTCTAGATTTTTGTTTTTTACCGGTATCCCCTTCAGATAACTCACTACTTTCATTTTTTGTGCTTTCTATTTCATCTTGTATAACTTGTTCAACAGCTGGTTTCAAATGATCCCAAGCTTCGCCGCTTTCCATTTCTTCTTTAGACCATTGGCTATAGGCTAAAGTATTAAGCCAGTCTTGCACAATAGTTTCATTTGCAATAAAAGGATCTTCTACTTCACCTACATCATTACTGCTGATACTCCAAGCAAAGTTTCCTTGATCACACGCTATAACCGGAATGCCATTTAATACTGCATCAATACTTAATCCACTAGTAAATGCAACTACACAATGAGCATCCAGTATATGCTCTTCCCAAGGAAGTTGATCGCCTTTTACGAATGATATGTTTGTAAGGTTGCTAAGAGCATGCCATTGCATTAATTGTAGATGAGCATCTACACCTTTTTGGCTAACCCCGGGATGTAATCTTACTTCGATCGGTCTATCAGTTTCTTCGCGAAGTTTTGTAATAGTCCATATTGCCCACTCATTTATATCCATTTCACGTAAACTTGCATCACCTGGCAGTTGTAGGGCAACTACAACTTTGTCACCTCGTTTTTTCTTCCATCCGTTATATGGTAAATTAAGTTTTACAAATCTATCATTTGGATATGATTTATCCAAGCCGAATGTTGCAGCTTTATTTAAAAATCCATCAATTCCAATTCTATGATATTGACTTTCGTGAAATATTTTTCTTCCTAGCAATTGAGTTTCAATACATAAAAAGTTTTTATCATTTTCTGCAACTGCACATCGGACTGAGTGATGTAAATTTTTTCTGTTGGGCTTCCAACTTCCAAAAATTACACCCAGGTCATATTTGCCCCTACCGCGTTCGTCATAATTTAGTTCAACTCCATTGCTTAACCTTTTTGCTTTGTTAAAATTTTTCATAGTCTTAATTATTTGAGGGTTAAGATCAACAGGGGCTAGATCTTTTTTTATTCCATTATACAAATGTCTTAATACATCTCGCTCACGTTCACGAAATGTTGATTGCATAAAAACTTCTACTCTCATTAATTGTTATCTTTCATTAATTATTTTCCAAGCTGTTCCATTTTGTAATTCACTATTGTGAAATTGTCCATATGCTAAGTGACATGCCCATTTGTAAATTAAATCACTGTCTGGATAGTATGGTGTTTCTATTTTCGATAAATCCGTTGATGATAATTTACTAGCAGCATTTGGAGCTAAAGTAAATGACGGTACACCGTAAAGTATTGCCTCAGTAGCTGCAATACTTTGCAGAGTTACTAACGCAAATGTATTATCTAAATCATCGTATATAGTATTAAGTAATCTATCATTCCTTGATTGTTTTTCTCTTACAACTATAGGTCTATCTGTAAATTGTTTTATTTTATTGATTGTTTCTTTTCGCCATGTATGTATATCAAAGCCATAGTATTTTGCTGGTTTGTCGCTTGGCATTACAACTAAAATATTAGCACCGTCTTTTTTCCACTTTGGTATTTTATACTTTAACTTTTCCCAACGGTCGCTAGGTCTATCTATTATTTCTGAATGTTGTAAATCATTTTTTACAATTCTATGATATACTTTATAACCCATAGGATTAATCGAAGATTTATAATTGCCAATATAAGCAGTATCAACATAGTAAAAATCTCTTTTGTCTGCTAAACACTGATGCATGAGTTTGTGTTTTAGAATGCCTCTTAATACTATAGGCTTTGGAAAAGTTTTGTCGTAATCAAAATCTTGATCAGATGTAGGTTGCTGATTACAACCTTCTGCAATCATGTTGATATATTCGTCTTTTCCATTTTTACTTAAGAAGATCATACATTAACAATTACAGCTAGATTCTTTTTCCAAGTATAATTTACTAGTCCTGTTGCACCTATTTCGTCACAAAATTTTCGTACAGGCTTTAGGTCGTAGTCGTCAAATATAATCACTTTGCTATCTTTTAATTTTTCATAATCATGTTTTACAGTTTCGTAACTATGACCGCCGTCTATATAAACAAAATCAAAAGTTCTTGGTTCTAACGTGTCTTGTGTAAAGCCTTCATATAAGTCATAGGTAAACTTTGGATTTGTTTTTTTAAGTTTTTCTAAATTCCTAACTACTCTTGCACGGTCGCCAGCGTGCTTACCGTTTTTCTCTTGCTTGTTTGTTTCTTCAGTAGCTAAAGAAAATAAATCATAACCTGCAAAATATAAATCTTTATTGTACTGCAAGGCACGAGTAGATAGTCTCTGACTAGAATGACCTCGATGACAACCTATTTCACAAATAGTTTTTGGTTTTATAAAGTCAATTGCTGCATACAAAAAAGGATAGCGCCATCCTTTACCTACAAGTTCTTCGGTTGGCCAATTAATCATTTTGAATACCTTTCTATATCTGCTTTCATCATCATATTTATTAACTCTTCAAATGTAGTCTTAGGTTTCCAGCCTAACACACTGTTTGCCTTAGTTGGATTTCCTTTTAGGTGTGGAACTTCTGCTGGTCGCATAAAGTCTGGATTTTGAACCACATAGTTACTCCAATTGCTAATACCTATGTATCTGAATGCAGCATCTAACAGTTCTTTAATACTCCAAGTTTCTCCAGTGGCAATAACAAAATCATCAGGCGTGTCTTGTTGCAGCATCATCCACATGGCTTCGACATAGTCACCTGCGTATCCCCAGTCTCTACGAGCATCTAAGTTACCTAGCTCGATTGTCTGTGCTAAGCCTTGTTGTATTTTTGCAACACCATCTGTTATTTTCCTAGTTACAAATTCTTTACCTCGTATTGGCGATTCGTGATTAAACAGTATGCCCGAGCAAGCAAATAGATCATAACTTTCTCTATAATTAACAGTTGTGTAATAAGCAAATGCTTTAGCTGAGCCATACGGCGACCTTGGTCTAAATGCTGTTTTCTCATTTTGTGTAAAATCATCTTCCCAATTGTTACCGTACATTTCTGATGTACTAGCTTGATAAAATTTAGCATCAGGTGCATAGTTTCGTATAGCTTCTAGTACATACAACGGTCCTATAGCATCTACATTTGCAGTATGAATAGGCTCTTGCCAGCTAAGTCCTACAAAGCTCATTGCTGCAAGATTATATACTTCATGCGGTCTAGATGTCTTTATTGCATGATTAATACTAGTCTGGTCGGTTATATCTCCAAAAATAATTTGTATTTTATCTGTTATGCCAAAAAAATCTAAATTATCATATGATTGATTCACTCGTCTTGACGAAAAACCAAATACTTCATAATTTTTATCTAGTAATAGTTTTGCTAGATATGCACCGTCTTGTCCGGTGATACCTGTTACTAATGCTCTTTTTTTCATTTTAATCCTTGTATATTTCGCCAATTAAATTTTTCCAATACTGACGTAATTGCCAATCTTTTGTTATTTCAATTTCGCCTAATAAAACTTTTTGTACTTTGTCTTCTTTATAATCATTTTGTAAAACACCATATGTTTTTAAGTTTTCTTCATTACAATCTTTTGTTCTATAAAAAAATGCATTTACGCCACTTGTATCTACAGTAAAAAATTCATATCCAAAAGACTTGAGATATTTGTTATATTTGTTTAGACTACATCCATGAAAATAAGATTTATTATATAATCTTTTTGCATCGTCTTTATAAGGAAAACTTGCTACTGATTCACCAAAACCACGGTTTATCTCAACACATATTGTTTTTGGTCTAAACCCACCTTCAAATAATTTTTCCATAATATCAAAGTCGTAACTATCTATGTCCAAACTAAAAAAATCACATGCCTTATTTTCGTCAGTTATTAAGTCTAAACAATTGTTTACATCTATTTTACTAGAAATATATTCAAGCGGATAATCATCTAACCCTCCTACTGTAGGCGATATATCTACTCCTATCCCTTTGTAATTTTGATTAATTAGTAGATTCTTAGCCATGTTAGTAACTTTGCCATTACCAAATCCTATTTCAAGAAAAGTATAATCCTTCTTTAAGATGTTGTTTATCAATAAATTGATTATACCATCCTCGCCATGTTGACTGTAAAATTGTTCTTCGTAATTTAATTTAAATTTTTTCATTGTAAACTTATTGATAATTTTTTCTATATTTGCCTATTGGTAAGGATTTATCTTTTTTGTTTTTATTAATTAATCTATCGATAACTTTCATACTTTCTTCATTCATTATCATATCAAGATAAGTTTGTAATTCAGCATCATTTTTTCTTTTGCCTTTAAAATGTCTAAAATGTTTGCCAAATTCTGTAAACCTTAGCGGACTTTGAGACTTTCTATTGAAGTTTACATCGTTTATTGTATGCCCAGCAGCTTTAGCTAATTGAACACATTCAGTAAATGCCCAGGTATCATGCGGTTTATCAAATCGCGTTGTATCTATTATTTCTCTTGATTCGTAAATATACTCATAATGATCTATAAAATCTTTAGCGCCTTCGTGTGTTCTATCAAATAAAAATATGCAAGTTTCTGCATTTTCTTTCATGTTACCTTTGCTCATAGTTACCCCCATATAAGCAGTTAATGAGTCATTAGGTAATAAACTTAATAACCAGTTTTTATCTATGCTTTTAAAGGTAAGGGAATCAGCATCAAGATAAATTATCACATCTTCTTTGATATTTCTAACAGCATGTATAAATGCATAAGTTTTAAATAAGAATCCTCTAGTAAAATGTTTACCACGCCAGTCTAAGGTTGCTTGTAAATTAGGATTGCATTTTTCGTATATATCGTATTCGATTATATTAGGAGCTTTTGCTTCTTCAGGTAAAGTGAAATCTTCTAAATATACATACAAATTAATATCAATAGGCCAAAACTTTTTATATGTTTTAATCATAGCGTGGGCCATTTTGTCATAATAGTCTTCACTAAAAGTTGTTATGCATGCAAATGTTTTCATATTTTATTCCAAAATTATTTGTAAAAAAACATTCCTGTTTTTTTAAAAAACTTTTTTCTCATTTGAGATATGTTGTGCAAGTGTTCTGTGTATGTTTTGTCATATTGAAATCCATACTGCTTAAAAGCATCAATCCAGTAATCTAAATCTTTGCAATTTACATGATGATGACCTTTTTTACCCGGTGGTGCTGCTGTGCAGCACACAAACGTAGCTAAAGAAAATACATTCATATAATTGTCCATATATTCTTCGTAAACATGCTCTAAGAATTCTACACTCCATGCAAGATCAAATACTTGAGAGATTGCTGGTTTGCCTAAAGTGAAATCATGCAAAGTAGTATTACTAGAATTATCAATTATACTAGGATCACCGTCGATGCCGTGCCATATAACTTGTTTTTGGCTAGCCAGTTCTTTCATCCCGCCAGGCCCGCACCCTATATCTATCATTGTTTTAATTTGATATTTTTCAACAATATCTTCAAACACAGGTTCGTCGACATTTGTTATGTTACCATGACCTCCTAAATGACTTTTCATACTTTACCTTTTTTAAATTTATAATGTAGATGTTTACTTTTTACACTAGCTAAACTTTGAATATCAACAAAATTATGCTTATGTAATAATTCTTCTAAAAACTCATGATCATAACCACTTTTGTGTACGTCCCATACATCATCAAATTCACCTCGTTGCCATCCCCAGAAGCCTGCTTTACTGTGCTCACGGTCCCTATCTGTTTCTCTTCTTTGCCATTGTTCTATGTGGAATGTCATATTAGGTAACATCATTTCACACTCGCCATTTGGTTTTAATATTGTATACCATTTTTGCAAAACAACTTCGCCTTGAGCAAATGTAAGATGTTCAAAAAAATGTCTAGAAAAAATATTATCAACAGTATTAGCATCCACATGTTTATCAATGTCCCATGCTGCGCACACAAAATCTACTCCTAGTACATTTCTTATATCACAAGTTTTATAACCTTCTTTGGTAGGAGTTTCGCCTGCTCCGAATTCTATCTTCATTCTACTATCCTTACATTCATTGCACGTACATATTGTTCTTCTAATTGCCAGTTGTGTGGTTGATAATCTGTTTCTTCGTAGTACCAAGTGCTAGTACGTTTCCAATCAAATCCATAAATAGTTATCTTCGTTGGTTTGCAATGTTTTATGTAATGAAGTGCCATTAACCCACTACTAGGTTTACTATGAACTAAATCGTTTCGTAGATTATTTAAGATTTCCATACTCAAATAATAATGAATTCTGTTGTCGATTATTTTTCTACCTTTGTGACTCATGTAGAAATTTTTTATCTTATATTTTTTAAATAAATCATCTACTGTTTTACTTTGTCCTATTGCCCAAACATCAGTACGTATTCCTTGTGCTAATGGATTTTGTATAATTACTCCTCTGTTAATTCTGCAAACTATCTCATGGCTATCTATACTATTTCCAAGTGTGCTTTTCATTAATGCAGCCGAACTGCCTACAAGTGCAACATCTTTATTTTCAAACCATTCTTGCATAATTAAACTCTAGTGGTTTTTGCTGTTTCATAAATGCAAATAATTTTTTGTATTCGTTTGTGTAATTTTTTACATTGCTTATAGCATCTATAATTTCTTTATTACTACAACCAAAAGGCAGCACAGGAATATTTACCATTGCTGTAGCAAACAATCCTTGATTCTTATGTGTGTTACCTTCTATCACAATAAAAGGCGTTTCTGCCACACAAGCTGCATACATTTCGTGATGTCTGCCTGTAATTAATAAATTACTGTTTTTTATTTGTGAAACAAGCTCACTCCACGGTTGAGTAAAGATGTCAACATAGCCGTCTTCGCCTACTCCCTTTATTTTTGGTTTTTTAGGTTTTGTATTTGGCATATTCATTTTGTTGCCTGCTACAATGTTATATTTAGGTTTATCTGTATTTTCTACTGGTAAAAAATAACTTACATCTAAATGTATGTCATACTTAATACCAATTTGATTGTATATTTCATATTGAGACTTTATTTCGCGAACACTTACATAATTTATGTTAAGAAGATGCTTGGTAAGTTCTACGCTATTAGCTTGCCAGACTGTGTTAACTAACATACTGTACTTTGCATTGCACAACAAATCTATAATTTTATAGGCTCTGTCTGCATCATGATGCATAGTACCTTCACCGTTTGCTATAACAACATCATATGCCGAAACATCAACATCTAAGTCATCTGCAATATGTAAATGAGGTATTTTTAACCTATAAAAATCAATTACAGCTTTACATCCACTGTGATAACGCTCTGTATTGTTAATCAACAATACCTTAGGCATTCATCATTTCCTGTAGCTCGTTTTTCCATAATTGGTGAAATTCACAATTTCGATAATTTTCAAACCACGGGCCGCCTTCGGTGTAATGTATAAGATTAGGTATTTCTATATCGTCGTATACTCCAACAAGATAATTCCATGTATGATCTAGTTTGCCTATGTCGTTATCATCTAACCAACTAAATCTATGTAAATACGCACCATTTATTTCAGGATCATTAACTAAGTCCATAGTAAGTTTTTTGTTAGCAGGATGTGAACAATTAAACAGCATAACACTTGACCAATTTTTACGAGGATAGATTGTTTGTTTTTGTCCGTCCATCTTAACTCCTGCCTTAGGAGTATAATCGTGTTGGACACACATGACTGCATATTTGTCGTCAGCTTGATCAAACAATTTTTTAATATCTGTAGTAAGAATCATATCACAATCCATAAACAAAGCCCAACCGTTAAAATTAGTTAGTTCTGGAATTAAAAATCTAGTAAATGTAAATTCTGTACTTGCAAGTTTATCAACAGGACGACTGTAGTAACCTGCATCTCGTAGTTCTTGTTGTACAAGCGTGCGTACATCTGCTGCTGGCTGCTTGGATAAAATACTATGCTTACAAACTTGGTAAGCAATATCTTCTCTTGGATCATATCCACAAATATTTTCATGCTATATTTTTTCCTTAAGATGATTTTTGAAGTAAGCGTAATCATCTGTATAAAAATTTTTAATTTTATCGATTATTTTTTTATCTTTAGAATAATCAATATTATATGTTTTTCTATTTTTACTGTGTGCAGGTTTTATTGAAACTTCCGCTATAGATTCTATATATTTTCGTACACCGTCTTTAATATCATATGTATGAAAAATAGCATCATAAGTATCTATATCATCTTCTAATAAATATTCTACTTGTTTACGACAATGTTGTGCTACATCAGGGAATTGTTCTAAATACTCTTCTAGATTTAAAACAAAATCTTCCCAACTTTTAATTGTATCACGACTTTTATTCCTATTATGATAAACGACACGATCGATGTATGCACTATGCAATCTTTCGACAGGATCTCTTATAATAGCAATTTTTTTATGTATTTTTTCTGTAGGCACATAAAGAAAGTCCTTTAATATAATTTTTCTTTCTTTGCCTAATTGTTTATAATGTTGATTTAAACCAAAACACTGGCTTAGATAATTTTTTATACTAGTATTGCCTGCTTTTTGAGCAACATGAACTTGAAGATTTTTTCCATTTTTAAAAAATGCAATCATAATGTAGCATCCTCCATACCAGCTACTCTAAGTTTTACAATATTAGTTATCTGCCATTGTTTTTGATCTAAAGCTTTTAAAACACCTAGATAATTGTTTCTAATAAGTGCAAATTCGTTTACTAGTTTTTCATAATCAACTACATCAGCTTCACCGTCGACGTATTTTTCTACATCGCGACTGCTTAGTGCCCGTTGATAATTTTCTAGGTATTTTTTAAAAAATGAGCTACGCAATCTACGTAGCTCAATATTTAGATAGTTTAATATAGCTTCAATTTCTTGTAGTTGATTAAATCGATATTCAACTATACCTGGCATCGACGCTGCTGCACGTTCTACATTACCTTGTAGCTTTACTTCTTTTTTTGCAACAGCTAATTCATTATTGAAATAACCTACCGCATCTGGTATTTTAGTAATATCACGAGAAATTTCGCTATACCATCCCATTAATCATCCCACTCGTTATTTTCAACATCGCTGTTATTATCTTCGTCTAGATAATATTCAATAGCTTCGTCTAAAGTGTTATCTTGGCCTAAACAATCTCGTAAAGTAAAATCACTTACACCATAATCAACTAATGTATCAACAAATCGTTCAGCAACATCTTCTACGCTTTTTTTATCAATATATTCTTTAAACACAGACCAAATATCAATAATTTGATTTTCATCCATAATATACTCCCTATTATTCTTCGACTAGATTGTCGTCGATATTTATATTATTATCGTCGTTGTCGGCTGGAGCTTCTTGGCGTCTTTGCCATTCCTCCATTACAATGTCTAATAGGTTATTAGTCCAGTTTTTTCTAAACTCTTTTATTTCAGTTCCGTCCTGCATATCAAACTTTAACATATTCCCAGTTTTAACTAAGAGCCCTTGAGCTTCAAAAAAGTCAACTAGTCCACTGTATGGATCCATGCCAGTGCTGTATGGGATCTTAACTTCTACACTTTCAAATGGTTTAGAATAACGAGTTTTCATTACTTTACACTTGGCTCTAATGCCAGTCACTGCACTAGTAGTATCTTCAGTGGTATCGTCGTCTTTGGCTTTGAGCTTTAGTTTTTTAATTGCTACAACGATCGAACTTGCGTAGATAAAGCCTTGACCACCTGAAATTTTATCATCAGGATCAAACATATCTTGTGATGCATAGGTATGGTTAGTACATACTAGGCCTACATTTGTGCTACCTAACATGTTTACACAGTTTCGTACAAGAGCAGTTAATTGCTTAGGCTTACGGCCCATGTCGCCTTTCATGTCGCCTTTTTCAAACTGATCAACATCAGTTGGTGTAAGTAACATTCCTAAAGAGTCAACTACAAACAATACTTTAGGACGGTCTTCTTCAGGTGTTGATTTATAATCTTTCATAAACGTGCTCATAGTTTTAGCAACGTCATCGATCATACTCATATTTAATTTAAGCAGTTTAGATTCTGAGGTGTCTACATCAAGTGCTTGTAGCCACGTTTCGTCTAGTGCATTTTCTGAATCAATAAGCACTACAAACATGCCCATATCTTGTGCTGCTTTTACAATGTTACCTGAGCAAATATAACTTTTACCTGCTCCTGATTCTCCGGCAAAAACTGTAACTTTGCCTAATGGTACGCCTTTTTGAAAATCACCACTTATTAAATAATTAAGCACATAATTGCCTGTTGAAATCCAATCAGTTGGATCGTGAAACCCTGCACTCATTCCTGTAATAGATTTAGTTAGACTATTCCTAAACTTAGTGGGATCAAAAGATTTAATTGTCATTAATATTTCCTGTTAAAAATAAAAAGTAGAGCTACTAATACATAGCTCTACTTTAGTCAAACATTAACCGTTTTGACGTGCACGGATCATAGCAAGGATATCACTTGACGCCGGTGCTGATTCTGCTGCTGCTGGCGCAGGAGTAGGGTCCGTATCAAATGGTGGATCTTCAGCTACTGTCTCTTTAACGGGCTCAGTACTATGTAGCGGTGGTGCAACCTCAGTAGGAATCTGAGCAGGTGCAGACGCTGGTGTTTTATTTGGATCACCTGTGTTCATACCCGGAGCTTTGAAATAAGCACCCCATGCATCTGGATCATATGCTTCACCGTCAACTGAAGCTTCAAACATTTCGGTCATTACCTTAATGCTAGTTTCGTCTGGCTTTGATGGTAAGAAATCATTTAGGTTAAACAAGCCAAATTGATTTACAGCCTGCATTTCTGCATCACTAAGCGGACGTTCTCTA